CGCTTGACCCTATTATGACGAAAGGCGAGATGCACTGCGACTTCTGGGAACAGGCGGAATGAAGTTAAAGCCTAAGTCACTTATACACATCATGCAGATCAGTGAGTTTCCCGTGGACTGGATGGTATCGCAGACGTTCGAGCGTGACGGCGAGAAGCTGGTCATCAGCGGCTTTGGGCGCACGCGGGCGGAAGCCATGGGCGACTTTGACGCGGAAGTAGAGGCAGAGAGTGGCTAGAGTAGAAGTGAATGAAAAAGATGTAATAAAATTCAAAGCTCAGGTATCAAAAGTCACCACAATGGCGGATGGTTCTTTGCGTGTCGTTTTGGATTTTTCCGAGAAGGACATTGACGTTGCTACAAAACTTATGCAAACAAAGCAGGCGGGAGCGATGTTAGAAATTGCCGCTGTTGCGGTTGTGTTTGAGGACTTTCCAGCATGACAGACCCACTAAAACCTGGCGAAAACGTGGACAAGGGCTATTTCAAGCCTGGTTACGACCCGCGCCGTTGGCTAAAGGGACGCCCCAAGAAGCCGAAGGACAAGAAGGCAGCTGAGGACTTGCTTGAGCATGTAATCTGGGAAGAACTCAGCCGCATGATTGAAAACAAGGATTCGGGCGAGTCTGTTGACGCTTTGCGCCTGATGATTCGGAGCATGATACGCAACAAGGCAACGCAAGACAAAATACTGGACAGGATCGCGGGCAAGGTCAAGGACGAGGTAGAGCATAGTGGCGGCGTGACGTGGAGGCAGATAATAGATGACGCAAACAGCAAACCAGATAATAAACAATCCGAGTGATTTTGCGCGCGTTTTCTTGAAGATACTAGACAAGCAAGGTGCGCTTATCCCGTTTCGCTGGAACAAGGCGCAGGCGCATTTTCAGGCAAATAGAACAGGCAAAGACCTCATACTAAAAAGCAGGCAGTTGGGATTTAGCACGCTTATCCAGGGTGAGATGTTTCGCAGGGCAGTGACAGGCACGCGTAGTACGATGACTTTGGCGCACGATGCGGACACCACCACGAAACTAAGGCTTATGGCAGACCGCTTTTATGAGCATTGCAGGTTTGGAGATATACAGCCCGCCCGCAAATATGCAAGCGCAAGCCTGACCACGTATCCAGAGTTTGACTCTACCGTCACGCTGGCAACGGCTGGTAACGTAGAGACGGGACGCGGTGGCACGTATTCGGATTTCCACGGTAGCGAAGTAGCGTTCTGGAAGGATGCTGAGAAGATCATCGTAGGTGCAATGCAGGGCGGCAATCCTGATGTAGTGCTGGAGAGTACACCTAACGGGGCACAAGGTTTCTTTTATGACAAGTGCATGGAATCGCTGTCAGGCGGCGGAGTATGGAAACTGCATTTTTATCCTTGGTGGTGGGACGCTGAATACAGAATAGCGGGCGATGGCATCACGTACACTGAAGAAGAAGCCGCACTGGTAAAGGAACACAGGCTGGACAGTGCACAGATCCGCTGGCGGCGCGAGAAGATAAAAGAACTGGGTCGGCTGTTCACACAGGAATATCCAGAGGATGTTATTGGTTGTTTCCTGACATCGGGCAATAGTTATTTTGGAGATTTGACAGGCGTATTCACTGCCCCGCCCGATGCGAAATACATCGAAGGACATGAGTATTGTTCAGGTTTGGATTTTGGACAGACTGTTGATTTTACGGCTATGCCAGTGTTTGATAAAACGACTAAAGAACAGGTTGACTTATTACATATTAACAAAATGGAATGGGCGGAACAGCGAGTGAGGATAAAACAGAAATACAAATACTGGCACTTAAATAGCGTTTTAGGGGAAAGAAATAGTATCGGATCGCCAAACATTGAAGCACTACAAAAAGACGGCGTGAAGGTTATACCGTTTGACACCACGAACGAGAGTAAAGCGGGTATAATGTCGGGTATGCACGAGGCAATTCATAGTGGAGGGTGGAAATTGCTTGACTTGCCAGTACAAAAACATGAATTTAATACGTTTGTTTCTACTCAGCTACCTTCGGGCGCGTGGCGGTTGGCGGCAGACGGTGATGGACACGATGATATTGTTATGGGAAACGCCTTAGCAATACACCATGGAAGACACACAGTTGCACTACCTAAGAATCAACCCGCCCAGGAATCCAAGTTCCGCGATAAGCAGGATTCGGATTTTACTGGCTGGAAGAAATACTAATCTCTTATACGGAGGCTTTGAGTACGCAATGACTAAACATGGCAAATAATAAATCTGAAATTGGTTTCACTGGGCTTGTTGAATACAGCGGGCAGATCCGTGACGACTTTTTAAAAGAGTTTCACGGCAAAGAGGCTTATAAGCGCTTCAATGAGATGCGGCTCAATAATGCCACCATAGGCGCGGGACTGTTGGCGATTGAATATGTTATCCGCTCGATGTCGTGGGAATTCACCAGCGACGATGACAACGATCCAAATCTGGAATTTATTCAAGAGACATGGACAAATATGTCCCAATCGCAGAATGATTTCATTAGCGAGGCTATCTCGTTCGTGTGGGCTGGTTTTTCGATCTTCGAGATAGTTTATAAAAAGGACGAATCAGGTAAGTGGGCTTGGCGTAAATTCTCTCCGCGCGGACAGGACACGGTTTACCAATGGTTGTTTGACGATACAGGTGGGTTGGCTGGATTTCGGCAACTGGCAGCGCCCAGGTTTCAAGCGGTGGACATTCCAATTGAAAAATCAATCCTGTTTCGGACAAGGCTTGAAAAGAACAACCCCGAAGGACGCTCCCTTCTACGCATCGCCTGGGTATCTTATTACTATCTCAAAAATCTGCAACAAATTGAAGCTATTGGATTTGAGCGCGATGTTAACGGTATGCCGGTTATAAAACTTCCTGAAAACTCAGACACGAATGAGGATAGTGAAACCAGCGACGTAAGCAAGGCGGCAAAGATTGTGCGGAATATGCGCGTTGACGAACAAGCTGGCTTGGTACTGCCATTCGGCTGGGATGCGCTATTATTAAGCGGAAGCGGAAAGTCGTTTGCCGCATTATCAGGTGCGATAGAGCGATACGAGAAACGTATCGCCACCTCGTTTTTCTCGCAGTTTTTGATGTTGGGGCAGGACGGTACGGGCTCACTGGCTTTGAGTGCCAATTCCACTGATTTTTTTATGTCGGCTGTAAACTCAATCGCGGATATATTCAGTGAGACGTTCACCAAGTACGCGGTGTATCGCCTTTTGAAACTAAACGGGGCAACCGATGAGGATGCGCGGAAGATAAAACTATCCCATACCCCGGCATCCAGTGTTGATGTTGCTAAGATAACAGCGGCGATTGCGTCCATAAAGGATATACTGACCATTGACGAGAACGATGAATTATTCCTGCGTCAGTTATTAGGAATGCCTGAACGTGACGCGGATCAACTCAAAGGCGAGCGGGATGTGGCAATGCAGCAACGAGCAGAGGCGGCAAAGGCGTTTATTGAACGCAATAATCAGATGCGGGATAATAATAGCGCTGATCTGTTTGCCGCCGGCACTGCGCCCGATGACAGGAAGCGGATCAAATTTGAGAAACAGTATGAAAGCGAGATCGCCGCGTTTCTTGAAAGCCAACGCCGCCGAATATTGAAGGCGGCAAAAGAAATGAAAGGATAATTATGAGCAAACATACATGTGAATATTGTAATGGAACTTTAGTAAGCGTTCGTCCCTCGTGCCCTAAATGCGGACATCCTTTGTGTCAACAAATTCACCCCCCACAAAAAGGTACGTCTTTTAGTATTTCCGAATTTGTAAAAGGAAGGCGGTTTGATTGGGGAAAAGACAAAATCACTATGAGGCATTCATTTACAACTTGCCCAAAATGTTTTGAATTCGTTTATATTTCAGATAATTACTCAGAGATCGTATCCCAATATGCCTAGCCTTTTTGATTCTGGATTCTGGCAAAACGAAGAGGCGCTGTTATGGGAAGTTCTGGCGTCTCTCTATCTGTCCGCATTCTTTGCAGGTGCTGAGGGCGGGATGGATATTCTGCCGCCTGAGTTTCAGGCACTGGTAAACTTCGACCTGTTGAATACCGATGCTTTGAGATTTGCCAGACAATATCGTTATGAGTTAATCAGCAAAATAAACACGACGACCCGCAACCAGGTACAGGAAGCGATCACAGGTTGGATAAATAGCGGCGATTCTCTAAGTGTGCTAGAATCACAGTTAGAGCCGATATTTGGCAAGGTACGAGCTCAGATGATAGCGGTAACTGAGACCACACGTGTATTCGCAGAAGGAAACGCAAGCGCATGGGGCAGTACCGGCTTTGTGGATGAGTTTACATGGCAAACGGCGCAGGATGAGCGGGTCTGTCCGCTGTGCGCTCCGCGTGCGGGACAGGTGTATAAACTAAGCGATGTTGGGAATAGACCGCCAATACACGTGCGAGATCGTTGCTGGATGCGGCCTGTTGTGAACGTTGAAAACGTCTTATCACAAGTAGAAAGGGTTTTGAATGGCTGAA